TTCGTTAGAGCCGGTGGCCAAGTCCTGGTCAAGATAGTTGTCGTAGGTCGTCCCGGCATCATCAAGACAAGTGTGCGTATCATAGGCAAGGGGTAACGTAGAAACAAACCCCGTCGCATAAGTCGTCGCCGTCATGTTGTTGAACATCTTGGCGATTTCCAAGTCCTTGCCTTCCGCCATTGTCTTTTTCAGAGAACGGGTCAGTTTCTCCATCAGCCCAATCTTATTGAACCGTTTCATCCGGTCAGTAATCCTGAACCCGTTACCGAAAGCAACCTGTTTGTAGTCTTTGGTCTGCCCGAACTTCGCTTCCTCAAGCGGAATGTTCTGACCCTCGACCAACTCCTGCATCGCCCCGAGACCAGCCGTCCGAGTTTCGCGCTCGAAGTCATCGCCGGTTTTCAGGTCTTTACAAAGAGATTTCCACTCAACCAGATTTTCTCTGTCCGTAGAATCAAACCAAGTCCGTGTAAGGGTCTTGAGAGATTCCTTGCCCGTAGAGGTATCCCACCAAGTGCCGTGAAGGTTCGCTGTAGTACTCATTTCATTTCCTCTTACGCATCAATCTGGGTCTGGTTCAACCTGTCTTGGAACCTGATGTGAACCCGCCCGCCAGCACCGGTTGTGGCCCCGTCCCTGGGGTCCAGTTTAAGAATAACGGCCTCAACGTCACCGGTGTCGGTGTTGTCCAAACAAGCACCCCCGGCAGTCTTGGTAAGGCCGTAGCCAATGCCACACATTGCCGTTGTCGTTGTGGTGGCCGCTTCGGTAAGCCACGTCTGGTCGCCGTGGATAATACAAACCGGAATAATCGTGGCAGATGCCCCATAATCCTTGAGGGCAACGCCGAAAACCTTGGTGGTGGCCGCACTCAGGATTACTTCTCCGTCAGACAAATCAACAAGGTCACCGGCCTGGAAAGACCCGTGAGTCTGGTCTGCGGGATACTCCCGAATGTCAACTGGGCCATCAACAAGTTTGAAACCCATCGTAGTCCTAGTACCCAATTTAATCTCCTATTTTGTAGAAGCGATTGGGCTCGGAATCAGAGTTTGATATCGCCTTCGTAAACAGCACCTTCGGACGCGGCGTCAGAGTTGAACTTCTTCTGAAGTCCTTCCCTGGCCTTGTCGTACTGTTTTCTGTTGTCAACGATTCTGTCTACCTCTACCGCAATCGGAATCTTCATCAGAATCATGTCCATGTAGCGGTAATGCCCCTCGACAGTCGGGGTTAACGGTTCCGGGTAAACTTCGGTAGTCGGGTCTTTGTAGTCAACCGTAGTCGCTTGGTAACTCATGGCCCAGTGGTTAAACTGAGCGAAGTCGTTGTCCTTGTCAAACGCGACCCAGCGATACTTGAAGTTCGGCCTGGTTTGGTCATCCCGATAGTCTTTAGAGTTGAGATAGACCTTCTTCGTCCAATAGTACTTGCCATCCTTCGGAGTAGACCGTTCCTTGTCGTACTCTGACCTACGGAGGTCAACCATATGCTTTTTAATGTCTGACAGGTTCATCGGTTTTTCTCCTCGGTGATATCTCTAACTTTCTTCCTCGCCTCCATAAACGCTTCTCTTGTTACGTTACCCTTTGAGATGATAAACTCCTGTTCGGGAGTCAATGGCATCTCGGCCTTCGGTGGCCCGCCAGCGGTAGGGGTTTCTTGGTGCGTAGGAGTCATTGGTGTGTGAACCTTTCTTTCGCTATATTTAGAGGCAATCGTCATTAAATCTTCGCCTTCGGAAATCCTGTACGCGACTGCGGCGGCTAACCATAAATTTGGGTTGCGCAACGAATCCGCGTCAATCGGGTTCCCTGTTTCTAAGGAACGCTTTACAGTATCCAACATTTCGCTGGATATTCTAGCTTCAATTCCCTGGAAAACTTTCGGGTTAGATTTCAATGCCTCCGACTTGCCTGTTTCATAGGCTGTCCGGGCAGAGTTTACGTACTGCCCTCGTCTTTCTTGTTCACGTTCCGCCCTGTCCCGAGCGAAGTAGCCTTCGATGATTTTCGACGTTGCCTTCGCGGGGTTCGTCAAAAACTCGTCATCGCTAACCTCGGGTGCGGTCGGAACTTGCTCCTGCGGCCTCCCCTGTCCTCTGGTGAATTGCTCAACGAGGTTGCGAGTAAGCATGGCTTCGTGCTCTGCTCTAGCGGCACGTTCATTGACTTCCTCAATGTAGCGGGACTTCTCCTCGACCTCTTGAGCCAACTGCTCCATCGTCTTCCCGCCACCAGACGGGGGACTCGGAGTGGGCGTGGTCTCCTGTGCGGGTTGCGGTGTCGCCGGGGCCGGAATAGGTTCCGTAGGCGCGGCAACGGGGGCAGTTCCCGGTGTGGTTTCTTCTGCCATTTTCTGTTATTTAACCTCCTTAGAATTTCGGGCTAACTCCTCAAGAATCCTATCGGGTAGCCCCTTTACCATTTCGAGTGATTTAACTTCACCCTGAGTATACAATATCGTTTCAATCGCTCCATTGCGGAGCTTGTCCATCCGGGCGGACAACGCCTTGTCTAACTCAGTGTTGTATAGTTTCCAAAAATCGCTATCTGCCAGTACAAGCCATTCCTCAGCGATTCTGGCGGGGCTGTTCATTCTTTCCCGCACTTGACACCGGTGTCCATTACTTGCCTTTATTGCCTTCTCTGAGATTCAATGTAAAGGCCGTATTCCCCTCTTTAGTCTGGGGTTGTGCCCCTTGGGGTTGTCCCCCGCCTTGTTCTTCCCCGCCCATCTCGGGGGGCATACCACCCTGAGCCATAATCATCTGGTCCGCCTCTTGTTTCGCCGCACCCTGAGCCGCCATCTCCGCCTGTTGCGCCGCCTGAATAATGTCCACAGAATTCTGGATACACTTCTCCACATCGATTGACTTGCGGATGTCCACATTCATCGAATCAGGTTCCGTGCTTTCAAAGTTCTCCATAATCCGGTTCAAAAGCCGGGAACTGATGTCGTTCGCCTGAACAATGTACTTCTTGGCATCGCTAGGTGCCATCGGACTCGTCAGAACCTGCACCGCGCCCATCGCGCCCGTTAAGTAATCCTTAACAAGTTGGTACTGCATAAGCATGACTTCCCGCCGCATGGTCATGTTCCACTCTTCTGAAGCCACTGCCAAGTCAAGGTTCAGATAGTCACGGATATTCCCGGTCGGCATCTCTACACTTTGCCGGGCACCACCCTCGTCGGTGTACTCATACGTCGGCTGGTACTGGGCCATTGCCTCAAGGACTTTATACCCGGTTTCGTTGTAGAACTCCCGCGCCCGTTCCGTCCATGACTTGAACTTCTTGTTTCCCTCGTCACCCACCATCAGCGTTTCTTTGGCAACTGGTCGTTCCGCCGTGGAAATACCGAGCGACAACTGGGTAATCCCGCACGCCTGTTCCATCTGCGTAATCAGCCAGTTGACCTCATTGACGATAGAAAACGTGATGTCCGGCTGGGGAACGATGAAAATAGCCGTAGAGGGGTCATCGTCAATACATTTGATTTTCCCCGGCTCAAGTTCGTAGTTGTCCAACCCGATGTCTTTCCGGGCGAACATAATCGGGAGGTTCAGGAGCTTCATCCGGTCAAGCATCAGGTTGTGAAGAGAATCCAACTCTTCAGCCATACACTCAACGATTTCGCAGATACCCTCGCCGTCATAGGTGTACTCGACCTGAGAGGCCCCCTTCATGTCGGCAAACGGCCTATACCCGTAGAAAATCGGGTTATATATGGCCTTCAGTATCTGCCCCGACTCTTTGTGGAATGTGATTGCGATGTCGTCCTCTTCGCCGTCCCCGTCAACATCGTATCCTAGCCAAAGTTCGTACAAGGTGTATGGTTCTGTGTACGTTGTTTTATCAAGAACCATGCCAGCCGAAGTAGCCCTCAGCTCGGTCATCTCCCCGGCCTTCGTAGTCGTCAGTTTCTTTACAGCGTCCGCGTCATATATTTTTTTGGCGGCGAACGCGTCTAACTGAGATTTCCGGCGGTCGAATGAGAACCCGCAGATGTAGGCGTCGTCAATGGACAAGGCATCAGACGAAATGACAAACCTAGCCCTGTCAATAGGATATACGTTCGGGCCACGGAATACGATACTCGGTTCCTTGACCACGGTTTCTTTAGTACCCGGCACGCGATATTTCTTTACCGTCGTGTCTAATTTGTCCTCTTCTGAGGCGTAACGGTATATGGTTTTGTTCTTCGTCTCGTAGACGATTTTAGCCACCCCCGTACCGGAGTTCACCGCTTGCCGGGTAGGGAATACCATCTTTTCTTTGAGATGTAAGTCGTTCTTAACGTAATGGTTGAACGCCTTCTCCCAAATGGCGATTTTCTCGTTTATTTCCTTCGTCCCCGTTCCACGGGCCTTCATAACGAAGATTCTGAGCTTATTCCAGACCATATCCTGAATACGGACAAAGATTGTGTCGGAAATCTTGCGGGCGACAGGGATAGAGATATCGGCCATCCAAGGTTTCGGGCGGGCACCCCAAAGTCCCTTTTCTGCCTTATAAAGCTTGTGCGCCCGCTTGATTTTCTGGATTACACCTTCCTGGTTCTTCAGTTCCTGGTCTAACGTTGTCTTGAGGTGCGAAGAGAGTGTTTCGCCTACGGTCTTTCCAGATTTCAGTGTTTTCTTTAGGTTTATTGGCCGACCACCTTGCCAATCCTGGACATCGCCTTTGATAAGGTCTTCTTCGGGAATAGTTTCACCAAAAACTGGTACTTCACCAGTCGGTGAAACAAGTCCACCCGGTTGGACAGCACCCATCGGCCCCATAGCATCCATCGGCGGGGGGACCATACCACCCATCATCTCCATCGGAGTACTCATTTTTTCTTCTTACTCCTACTAGCTACGTGCAAAGCGATTGCAATTATCTGGGCACGACTACGTTTCCTCTTCGCGTGCCAGAGTTCACTTATGTTTTCTGACACCGTTTTTGAGGATGAACCACGTTTGAGGGGAATCTACTTTTCTCCTTGGTACTTAGTCCATGATGGGTCGAAGTCATACATTTTGAATGCCCTCATATTTTTACACCCATCATAAAACGGAAGAATCCCAAATTTATTTTCAACATATTTGGTTTTTTCTGCTATTTCCGAGTTGTAAACTTCCATTATTTCTTCGTGCGTGCTTGCCATTAAAAACCCCTGTCAATAAAATCAACTACTTACACAAAAACGTACATCCCTTCTCTCACGTAACAATTATACCACACTTTTCCAGTTTGTCAAGCCCTATGGCTTTATAAATCCGTCAGATGGACGCCAAACAATACACTCTATGCCTAATTTTATCATAGATTTCATAAACCTTTCTTGCTCTTTCATTGGTTTCTGCTTACCGCTTTTAACCTCAACCAAAACAATGCGATTTTCTCGATAACATATAAAGTCTGGATATCCCTTTTTTGTTACTTCCCACCCATTGGCAGAGGCAAGGTCTTTAAAAACTCGTTCAGTTAAGTTCTTTACTTCTTGTCTTTTGTTACAATGTTCTTTGAAACATTCCGGGCACTTTAGAACTAAATTGCTGTTATATTCTTTTTCGCATACCTCACATATTCTTAATTTTGACATTCTTTTGTCCTTTCTGACACAATATAACACGTTGATACTGTCTTGTCAAGTTATTTCTTAAACTTTTTCAAAGAAAGAGAAAGAAGAAAAGTCCCCTACAACCCCTAAAAGAAGAAAGAGAAAGAAATGGTAGTTGTTAGACTGTCTCTATAACAAGTTAGTTCTTACGTATTACTCTTTCTTTTTCTTAGGGTAGCATACTTTTTTCTAAATGTCAATACCTTGTATAACATAGTAGCGGTGTTTACAAACATGGTGCCACCGTGGGCGTATCCGTCGGTCCTGACGGCCCGACTCCACGCCCCGCACCCGTTCGCTGAAGATTTTGTCGGGATACTCAAGAACAGTCCATTGCGGCGGTCGACTATTCCTATCGGGTTATGTGTTCCACGTGCCGACGTATGTAGAACACGACAATGACTGTCGTAATTAGTATACTAATTTCTGACACCCGGTGTCCGACCGGGCGGACTTTGGCGTGAAGCGCGGACTAAGTAAAAAATACCACGAATGTAGTAAAAAATACTTTAAGAAATCACTTGACAAGACTATATAGACCTGATATGATTCTCGGTGAGGTGAAAACATGAAACTACCTTTTGTTTTTATGACCAGGAAGACATATGATTGCCGAATTCTTGACTCGCACATCGAGGGGTTGATGGATGCGGCGGAACAACTTGACGGAATCAGGAAGATTTATCGGGAGCCGGTCTATATCACCTGCCCCCAGGCAACGATTAGGGATTCCGCGTTTTTTGGGTGCAGACATCCGTATTCTTATGGGTTGTTTCTAGATGGGTGGGCGGAGAAACCATGAGTGAAACACCGAGCGAACCAAAATTTTGCCCGCATCTAATGGTGGCCAGGGCGGTTCTAAACGGCGGAACCGGGATGTGCCTACAAGAGAAGTGCGCCATGTGGCGGACATGGGAAACCCATATTGCCTGGGGATGCCGCGAAAACATTGAAGATAAACCAGATGTTGTAGAGTACCATAACATTACTGGATACTGTGGTTTGGCGGGGAGGCCCTAGTGGACCGACCCGAAGTGAGGAAACCATGAGTATGTCAAAAGGGCCATACGAGAACCATTACTACCATCTGGGGGACGTAATCCGGGGGACCGTAAGGGACGCTCAGGAACTAATGTATGACCTAGAATACTCTATGATTTGTCGTAAAATGTATGAGTACAGATGGAAAAGAAGGGATAAGTGGGCAAACTACCAGCCACAATACCCTCAATCCCTAGGTGAGTTATGTATAGAACTGGCACAGAACAGTCTAGTTTATACTGACGTAACGGCAATCCCAGACGGCTGGGTAAAAACTACGTATTTTCGCCGGGGACTCCAAAGGGACATCCAAGAACTGCGGGAAAAGATGTGGCACCGTGCCAACATCGGAGAAGCCGAGTACCATAAGCATACAGACCCAGAAAGAGAGCACAAAAGGGCCAAATGTGAACGTCTAATCGAACTTATGAGGACAGCATGAATACAAAGATTAGCATGAAATCAATCTGGATTGTCGTATTTGATGGATGTAATTGCGTGACCGGGGAGATGGACAAGAAGAACCTGCCTCAGTTTTGTAAGAAACATGGCAACCAATGGTTACATCGGGCTAGAATGTCTATCGGAGAGCCTCTGGCTAGTTCAATAATTACAGGACTAGACTATAATCCGGAAGTCTATGAAGCGGTGTATAACAAAGATGGTATCAATTCGCCGGGAACCCCATAGGGAGATAATAAAATGAACCAAGAAGAAGCTATCTCAATACTGAAAAAACGATGCGACGGTAACGAACTCGCCGAGGACGCACTAAACTTTATCATATCTAAACTAGAAATTATGACAAAAAACCGCGACCACTGGCTTCATAATGCCGCCGGACTACAGATAGCACTAGATGAATATGACCAGAAACACCAAACCAGCCCGCCCCCCGGCTCGATGCTAAACCCACCCGAATCGTTCTGTGAACGATACCCGTCGCTGGGACACCCAATAGGAGAAGATGGAATGTGCGTAGGTTGCGGGAAATACTTCGGCGGGGGACCCCATAAGTACCATAGAGGAAGACATAGGATAGAAGACCCAGTTGTCCCAAATGCCACCTTTTCATAATTCATATTTGTTTAGAGCTTACCCCGCAAACCCCCGCTATGCTGAAAATATATCGCACATATTTTCTTACAGGGTACCCTGCCAAACTTCCTTAAATTGGGGGCAACGGGTCTCTTGGGTATGGGCATGGGTAGGGTAGGGGATAGGGTATGGGCAGGGTAGGTCTCAAGCCGTAGTGTCTCAGGATACCAGCTCTGCTATGCTTCTACTCTTATAGTGGTATGGGATTAGAGGATGGGGTATTCTAAGCCTTATGGGGGGATTTATCATTCTACGACCGTATGGATACAGCTCTCCCCGCCTCGGCTGACCGCGCCAACACTACATCTTGTATACTGTGTGTCATACAGTATGGGTTACCCTAGGGCACTTGGGTAGCGATTACCCACAAAGAAAGTATTAATTGACTAGATTGGTCAATTGACCCCATGGGGGTACTAAGCCTTGCTTGACTAGGTTAGTCTAGGTCTTACCTATGTTCGCTAGGGGCGACAACTAACGGCGAGGCTCGCAGGTATCCTTTCTTTTCCGCTATTATGTATCACCTAGTACCTAGCAATCAATAAATCTTTGAGGTCCCCGCCGAAAGTACTTGACAAACGATGTCCCCCGTCTTATATTGAGAGAGAGGAGAGAGAAGATGAAAAGACTTTCCAGAAAAGATTTAGCAGAGTTTAAAAGTAAGCGTTCTAAAATAAAATATTTACGTTGTCAAAGATGTACGTATCTCACCCCCGAAGGATTATGTGAGTTTGATATTGAGGGTGAAATAAATAGTTGTGAATGGTATAGGGACATTGGGTCAGGGGGGATACTCGGGAGAAAGGAGTCTAAAGATGAAGAAACCAAAAAGACGACATAGAAAATTGTTATCTTATTTAAGAGGAAAAAACATATTTTATTCCTATCATAAACCAAAAGAGGAGAAAAGAACATTGCAAAGGGCAGTAACCCGCATCCCCCGTCCCAAGCCGGGGGAAAGGGAATTTACAAGAGAGAGGAGAGAGAAAATGACTAAAGACGAAGCGGTCAAGGTATTGAGGGAGGACTTGAAACCGGGGGATACTGTAAACTGTATCCTTCGGCACACCTCAAGGTCTGGGATGTCCCGGTCTATTTCCCTGTTTAAGGGCGATGCGGATATTACCTATTTCGCCGCCCTTGCCCTGGGGGACAAAATAGACCAGAAAAACGGGGGGATCAAAATCGGGGGATGCGGTATGGATATGGGATTCGCCCTAGTCTATAACCTAGGATATGCCCTATTCCCTGACGGATTCGCCGTTAAAGGGGCGGGACGGAACGGGGGTAAAAGCGGATGGGATAAGGACGGGGGATACGCCCTTAAGCATAGGTGGCTGTAATGTTCCCCGCCCTTATTGTCTGCATAGCTGTTATAGTGCTGATTGCTATTGATGATGGGGTCCCCGGCGACCCCAAGAGGAGGAAAAATTGAAAAAAGAAATCAATCCTAGAGAGGAAACCGCTTATATGGCGGTTAGGAAAGCGGTTGACGGGAGTTTGCCGTATCTTGATATCGGGACGGCAAGCGGGGCTTTGGATGTTACCCGGCGCCTGGCCGAGAGGGACAATGCGGAGCTTGCGGCATGGGCTAAGGACAACCCCATTATTGGCTATGCGCTTTGTCACGTTATAATTGACCAAATTTTATCGAAAAACGGATAATAAAATGAGAATTTTCAAAAGAAAACCATGCAAACTTTGTCGTAAATCCCTTGCCATTATGCGCGGGGAAGAGCCTGTCCCCAATGACGAAAAGGAACGGAAAAAGCTACTCGCCCACACTTGCCGGACAAGCCGGGCGATTCTAAAGGCCATGTCCATCCGGAAGGGGGCAGAATGAGATACGAAGATATCGAGGGGTTAGTCCCCGCTAGTTATGGGCTAATAGAGGGCGTCGGCATGGGGAGGACGGATTGCGACTGTTCAGACGGGGACGACGCCTATTTTGAACTATGCGCTGAGGTCTACATGGACGGGGAAGCAATCAAACGCCTTGGGGCCGCCATAGCCAAGGCCAAGGGGGTGTGATAATGGACGGGCTGGTAAATTCTGCCCTCGCTAAGATCGGAGCTAAGCCATGAACAAGCCGACGCCGGGATGGTGGCGCATTCAATCTGGCCTTGGAGCGCCGCTAATCATCGCCCGTTCAAATTGGCTCAATCGCAACCGTGAGATTGCCCAGGTCCGCTATGAATTTGGAAGCGAAGACCCAGAAGTTCACCCCAACGCCTCCCTCATCGTCGCCGCCGTCAATGCGTGCTTCGCCATCAACCCCGACAATCCGCTAGCCGTGGCTAAGGCGTTGCCGGAAATTATTACAGCATTGAAACGAATCGAAACGGGAATGTCTTTCCCCGACGATGATATTCAACGCACGGCCAGGGACGTTGCCCGCGCCGCCCTCGCCAAGCTAGAGGCCAAGTGAAAAGACTTACGGTAGAACAATACGCCGGGATGATTAGGATGTCCCCGGCAGTCCAACCGATTGGACAGTAAAATCTAAAAGAGGAGAGAGAAAATGAGAAACTTAAAAAAGGCGGCAGAGATTGCCGAAAAAACAGACGGGTTTATGGAGTGTGGGAGTTGTGGGGAATGGCATCCGTTTGAATTCCCGACTTATTCGGATTGCCGGGATGATAACAATAGGTTTTCTTTTGACGAAATACCAGGGGGCAAAGATTTAATTTTTCTTTGCGATCTTGAAGAATGGGGCGTCGGATATGATGAGGCTATAGATTATTTCAAAAAATTAAAGCCTCTGCGAAACGATGAAACGCCTAACAATTAAGCAATACGCTGGGATGATAAACAGAATGGCCGACCAAGGGCTATTGTTCTACTTGGCCGGGGCTGTTAGGGATTCCCGCGATTTATGGCGTTCCCCCGCGAATATGGCCCTATTAAACGATGACGCTAAACAAGCGGCAAGACATTATATCAAGGAGGAGAACAGATGATTAAAAAAATTCGTCTTTGGATTGAAAAGGTTAAATGGAACCGAGATATTAAAAAGGGGGTCAAGAGATTAAACCGAATTCATGAGAAAGCACTAAAGGGGTCTGGGCGAAGGTTATAAACCCCTGAGCTTATAATGGGCTATTATAAAGCCGGGGACAAATAAAAGACTTGACATGACCATATTGAGGGTATATAATCCCATTTATAATCTAAACAAAGGAGGAGACATTGTGTAAAGCATTTTCAGGCGTGATTGACAAAAACGGGGAGGTTTATTGGAAACTTGGTATGGATTCCCATGAAGACATCATTGCCCATTTCAAACTAAAGGACAATGACGGAGACAAAAGAACAGTCAAGATTGCCCGGTTTGAGATTGCCCCGGTGAATGGAGATTATCTCAACCCCGATGAATGGCGGTTCCGGGTAGATGAAATAGTTCGCCCCGATTGGTTCGATGAGTGCTATGAGAAATTCTGTTGGGATGCTCAAAAGGCGTGGGGAAAGAAGCGGGATAAAATCCTGATTTATAAACCGATTATCCACCCGTTCAAGATTGCCCCGCCGAAAAAGATAACGGCGAGACATCTGGGGTTGCTCAAAGAATGGGCCGACGTGCGGGCCAACGTGTGGGACAGCGTGTGGGCCAGCGTGTGGGCCGACGTGCGGGCCAACGTGTGGGCCAGCGTGGGGGACAGCGTGTGGGCCAGCGTGGGGGCCAGCGTGGGGGACAGCGTGCGGGCCAGCGTGGGGGACAGCGTGTGGGCCAGCGTGGGGGCCAGCGTGGGGGACAGCGTGCGGGCACATACTGGGTCATTCTTCAATTTGCCTAGAAAGTCTTGGCTATGCACCGAGAACATCAAGACAAAGGGATACCCGTTCCAGCCCGCCGTTGACCTATGGGGAATGGGGCTAGTCCCGAGTTTTGACGGTAAGAAATGGCGGCTACATGGTGGGGAGAACGCCAAGATACTTTGGGAAGGGAAAATAAAATAATTTATCAAAGAGGAGAATCATGGACGAACAAAAGGCGATTGAGTTAGTCATTGATTGTTGGGAGAAGCGGGTAGTCCCCGCCGAATTCAGGGAGCAAATCGAAACGGCGGCGATACAGACTATCGCCATGATTTACTTGGCTGGCGGGGAAGTCGTGATGAAACCTAAGCCCGTTGTCACCTTGGGGGAACTAGGTAAAGACAACGACCAGCTATTGATTGACGGGGTGATTTATTAGTGTCACCGAACAAAGGGCTATCGAGATATTAGGACTTCAAATTTTACGCAAGGAGACTATAAAAATGTTAGTGTCAGGAAAAATCAAACAAAAGTCTGTCGCCAACGAGAGGGTTTCAATCTTAATTGGGGAAACTTGGATTTCCGCGTTTATCAACGCCGATGCTAAGATTGCCCCCGAAGTGAAAGACTTGTTGCGGGAACTCATTGTCGGGGACGAGGCACAATTTGAGTGCGTAGAGAATGTTAGCAAGAAAACGGGGCAGACGTATAGGAACATTGTCGGGGTCATTCGAGTTACCCGCTTAGGTGGGCCTAATGTTGAGGTCGCCCCGCCGTCTGCACCGAGCGCACCATCCGCCCGGGTGGACGCCCCCAAAGAGGGGGACACAAGGGTTAGAAGCATGCTGGTTGCCTACTGTAAGGACCTTGTTGTTGCCGGGAAGATTGAATTGACCGAGTGGCGGGAGTGGGCCGACACCTTTGAGAATTATGTCTCGGGGAAATAGCCGTGCCTCAGACAAGAGGGGAACGTCTAGCAAAGCGTAGGATATACCAAAAGAAATATCGGGCAGAGAACAGGGAAAAGATAAACGCCTACATGAAACAATGGCATCTAAACCACGGGGGGAATTGCGAGGACTGCGGAAAACCAATTCAAGACATGGGTAAGAGCAACTTGTGTCGTGCTTGTTCTAACAAGGGGAAGAACAGGCCGGGATGGGAGGACGGGAGATTCCTTAACACCAATGGATATTGGATGGTTAGGTTTCCCGGCCACCCAGAGGCAAATGAAAGAGGGCTAGTCTTTGAACATCGGTTAACCATAGAGTTATTGTTGGGTAGGCCGCTAAACCCAGGCGAAATTGCTCACCACATAAATGGCAACAGGACAGACAACCGCCCCGAAAATCTGGCCCTATGTAATGCCAGGGTGACGCACACTCTAGTCCATTGCGGGGAGATTTATCTACCTT